ATCTTACAAATGTTAGGACAAGTTGCAAACCAAGTTCTCGGCTTCTTATTCATCAGCCTTATCAATGGTTTAGTAACTGCTTTCCAATCTCTTTGGACTGTGATTTCAGTAGTATTCACTGCGATAGGTGGAATACTACAAGCTGCTACGCAATTGATTTTCGGTTTGTTTACTGCATTAATACAGCTCCTTACTGGAGATTTTTCTGGCGCTTGGCAAACCTTACAAACTACGATTTCTAATGTAATGCGTACGATTTGGAATCCCATATTGTCAATTTGGGGCCAAATTTCTAACTTCATATTCAATGTTTTGAACAGAATACTTGGTACTAATATTACAAGTTGGAACCAAATTTGGTCTGCGATTTCAGGTGCAGTTACTAGAATATGGAATACAGTATCAAGTTGGTTTTCACGTGTAGTTTCAACCGTTGCTCAAAAAATGATGCAAGCACTAAGTCGTATCATTTCTGGTGGTGCTCGTTGGGTTTCAAGTATCATTTCTGCGATGAGTAGATTTGTTCAAGGCGTGGTTAGTGGTTTTGTTAGAGTTGTATCACAAGTTGCTTCTGGTATGGGTAGAGCTGTTTCCAAAGTCAGAAGTTTCTTCGGACAAATGGTATCTGCAGGATTGCATATTGCTTCAGGTATTGCACGAGGTATTGCAAATGGCGCAAGTAGAGTTATAAATGCTGCCGCAAACATTGCTAAAAAAGCAGTTAGTGCAGCTAAAAACGTACTAGGTATTCACTCACCTTCTCGTGTATTCAGAGGTATAGGTGGATATATTTCTCAAGGTTTAGGTATTGGTATTATGGAACAAAGCAATAGTGCTATTAATGCCAGTCGTCGTTTAGCGAAAGATGTAACTAACGCATTTAGCCCTGATTTAAACACTGATTTAACATCAGACTTAACAGGTGGATTAAATAGCGATGTGAACGCACATATGAGTAAAGACGTACGCCATAGCATGCAAGAGAACAATAAACCTATCGTCAACGTGACTGTTCGCAATGAGTCAGATATACCGGCTATTAAATCTTACATTGAAGATTCCAACTCAAAAGACGCAAGTTTCGGATTATTTTAAAGGAGTGATTGTTAATTGATATTACATGATGTTGAGGTATACAAAAATAAAGAACGTTTGCGTATTAGTAACAATCGCTTTACTGGTACTGCGTTGAGAGTTGTTTCTTACGATGTTAAAGGTGCAGGCTATGACCGAAAGTTTGATGAAATTGATCGTGTTAACGGTAGATTTCATAATGCTACTAAAGAAGAAAAGAAAAGTATATCTATGACGGTTAGGTACGATGTAGAAAAGATAGCTTATGCTTCTCATCTAAAATCAGATATACAAGCTATGCTTAGGGGGGAATTCTATTTAAGAGAATTAGCTTCTCCAGAAAACGAGATATTGTTCGAAAATATCTTTCAACCTAAAGAACAAAAGTTTGAACTTGAATATGTAGACGGTAGGCAGATACTTGTTGGCTTAGTTAATGAAGTGTCATTCGATACTACTAAAACGTCAGGTGAATTCACACTAGATTTCGAAACGATTGAATTACCATACTTTGAGAGTATTGGGTATAGTACAGATTTAGAAAAAGAGAGTGGTAATTTGAATAAATGGGGTATTCCAGACAAAAACCCGTTCAACACATCTCATAAAGAACGTAGATACACATTCTATGACACTAAAGTGGGCGATGTATATTACGGTGGTACAGCTGAAATTAACCAATTTAACCAAGATAGTGTTGTAGAAATGACACTTGGAGAAAATGTCAGTAAAAATGATAGCGATGGTTTTAACTTCTATATGACACATAGTGACATTATGAAAATAAGTGGATTAGAATTGAGAGCCGGTGATGTTATCAAATTTGACGGCATTCATGTATATCGTAATAACTTACGCATTGATGATTACAATAAGACGAAACAACAACCTGTGTTAATGCCTGGTTGGAATACTTTCCATACTACTAAGAAACTTCAAAAAATCACGTTTAAACATAAAAGATATTACTTGTAAGGAGGTTGCTTAATTGCCGATATTATTAAAAACGTTACAGGGCATTGGGCAATCCCTACCTGTAGAAACAAAATTAAACGAGAAATTAAATGAAGATGGCTCCTTAGAAATAGAAATGGTAGAAAACAAAGCTACATTTGACGCTATAGGGGCTATTACTAAAATGTGGACGATTACAGGCGTTGGTGGTGCTGATGACCTGAACGAATACCGTATCGTTATGTTAGACAAAACAACTGTAGGTCAAAAGGAAAAGTTAACAATCAAAGCGCGTCCTGTCGAATTAGATGACCTAAACAATTTAAGAGTATACGAAGTATATAACGGTAGTTTTACAGGAAAAAGCTACTTCGATTTAGTTTTTAAAGATACCGGTTATAAGTATGAATTACACGCTAAGGTTTCATCTTCCAAATTTGAAAATCTAGGTAACCACGATACCAATTTAGAATTATTCAAAAAAGGTTTGGAAAGATATAACTTAGAATATGAATATAACGCCAAAACAAAGACGTTTCATTTATATGATATTGTTCAAAGAAAAGCTAACTATTACATTAAAGCAGGTGTCAATGCTAATAATGTAAAAGTCCAAGAAGATGCTTCTAAGTGTTACACATACATCAGAGGTTATGGTGGCTTTGATGAGCAACAAACTTTCAACGAAGCTAGCTTGCAATATGAGTATACACACCCCTTAGCTGACTTAATAGGCAAACGCCATGCACCACCTGTTGTAGATGGACGCATAACTAAAGGGGATACACTGAAAAAAGCTATGGAGTTAGTTATACAAGAAAGTTTAAAAACATCTGTAACACTAGATTTCATTTCTTTGCAAAAACATTTTAAAGAAGCAGTACCTAGAGTTGGGGATATTGTGAATGTAATTGATGATTTAATAGGTTTAAATGAGTTTGTTAGAATTATCGAAATCACTACACAACGAGATATTAACAACAAGATTATAAAGCAAGACGTAGTACTTGGGGAATTTAGATTACAAGATAGATACATGAAAGCAGTAAACACTGCTGCAAATTATGTTAAAGCTATTAAGTCTAACAAATCTGATCCAGCTAAAGATTTAAGGATGATTCAAGCGCAAAACAATGCAAATACTAAGACTGCACAAGATTTACAGAAAAAAACCGATGAAATAAAAAGAAGATTAGAAAGCGCACATGCTAAGAGTGTTACAACTGCAAACGGTACTATTGTTCACGACTTTACACCTAAGTCTAAGATTAGGAAAGTTAAAACAATAGGTACAATTGGTGATTCTGTCGCTAAAGGTACTGGTGCTAAAACTAACTTTACGCAAATGTTAGCTAAGAAGATAAAGGCTAAATCGACAAACTTAGCCGTTAGTGGTGCGACAATGAGCACAAACAAAGATAATAGCATTTATGAACAAGCAACCAAAATTAAAGCTGATTTAATCATTGTGCAAGGTACAGATGATGATTGGATTAATGATATTAATATAGGCACTGATAAAACGGATACTAAAACGTTTTACGGTGCCTTTTATAGTGCTATCACTAAAATCAAGAGTAATAACCCTAACTCTAAAATAATTGTTATGACACCTACTAAACAATGTTATATAAAAGACGGCAAAACCGTAAGAAAAGACACTACTAAGAACGATTTAGGTCACACTTTAGCTGATTATGTAGATGTTCAAATAGACGCTTGTAACGAACTGGATATACCTGTGTATGACGCTTATCATTCAACGCAATTCAAACCCAATATACCTTCGTACAGAAAATCGAGTATGCCTGACGGGGTACACCCTAATGAAAAAGGACACGAGGTTATTATGTATGAATTGATTAAAAACTTTTATGGTTTTTACGGCTAAGGAGGTCAACAAATTTGAAATTAGACAATTTAATTACAAAACTTCATTCTATTTTTAGTTACAAATTTATATCGCAACTCCAAAATAATTTCGAGGATATAAAAGCATGGGCTAATAATAGCAATATAGTTTTCAACAAACACTTAACTACACAAAAAGATGCTCATACCACTAAACAAATAAAACACACAACTAAAAAAGGACAAGATGTTGATTTATCCAATCACGAAAATTTTCAAGATGAACTTATTGAACACCTTGTGTTAGGTCATAATGGTGATGGCAATAACGAATTAAAAGCTAGTCACACATCGATGGATGCTCAAAGTTTCGATTCATTACACCAACGTCTATATCACGACTTTTTAAGAGAAAGTAACGCTAGAGAAGAACTAAGAGCCGACTTAACTAAGAAAATACAACGTATTGTTAACGTTGATGATTTCGGCGGAGATCCTACAGGAAAAAAAGATAGTACAAAGGCATTTCAAGATGCATTTGGTAACGGGAATGTAATGGTTACAATGAGTGCAGGAATATACCTGACTACAGGTATTAAAATGCCTGATAACTCACGTTTAGTAGGACAAGGTAAAGGTATCACTACTATTAAATTTACTGATGATGCACCTAGAGAGGCGATAGGTATTACTAATTTAAGAATGAGTGGTACTGCTAATAACATTTCATTAGAAGATTTTTCGTTTGATGGAAATAAAGAAGTGAGATTTCCTAATGAAATTCACGATTATAGAGGTGCTAATTATGACTACGCTACACCTAGTGGAGGTTCTTTATCAAGTAACATTAGATTTGCTGGTGTAAAACGTGGTTTCATAAAAAATGTAGCAACGTATGACGCTTTGTTACACGGAATAGATATTACGATGGCGAGTGATAGATACTATGACGAAGGCGATGGAAACAGACCACCAAGCTCGTTAGAAAGTGAGTATATTTGGATAGATAATTGCGAAAGTTATGGTCATGGAGATGACGGTATTACGACACATTGGTGTAAATATGTATTTATCACAAACTGTTACAGTCATGAACCTAAAGCTTATCATGGTAACTCCAACGGCATTGAAGTCGATGACGGTTCAAGATATGTATACCTCAACGGTAATACAACTTATCATAACCATTGCGGTATAGAAATCAAAGCGCATGCGAATACTTGCGCACCATCTAACGTAATGGTTGACGGTCATATTTCAAAAGAGGATACACGAGCATATGTATTACGACACATCGGACATCATCGTTTAAATGATCCAATAAGTCTTACAGCTTACAACGTAACTTTAAATAATTGTATGGCAATCACTCCGTTCCCTAACGAAACTTATAAAGGCTGGACTTCAAGAGCCCTATCTATATCGGCATATAAAAATGTATCCGTAACAAACTTTGTCGCGCAAGGAGATGGACGTTATAGCAAAGGTAATCCTGTTGTAGTTGCTCAATTCAAATCAGAAAATATTTCTTTAAACGGCATAAATATAACTGGTTTCAATAATAGTTCAGCAGATATAAGAGTTTTAGGTTCAGATAATAGAGGTCAAAATTATAGCATTAATAACGCTAATATCTTCCAATCATCTAATACTGCTGGAATACAAGATGGTGGTAGAGTTTATACAACTAAAATTACTAATTGTAATATTAAAGGCAACGGTACAGGAATAGGTATCAAGACAGTTAATACTAAAGCGCAAATGTATGGTAATAGCGTTAGTAATTATTCAAATAACACTATTGTTAATAAAACGACTTATAACAATACACCTACTAGATTTACTGGTGGTGCAATATTAGCGTCAGGAAGTGGGAATTCCCTAGCTAGGAAATCGGCAGTAATAGCAAGTACAGGTGGTTCAACTGCTTATGATGACAGGACTTTTCTTATAGGGAGTTCTGTAAAATCAAAGGCAAGAGGTTCGCGTTCAGGTGCTATTGGTTCTAGTAATTCTGAAACTATTCCGGGTAAACATTCTCAATTAATTTTAGCTAGTAAAAAAGTTAAAAGTAAAGATAGTTTTACGGTTCTGGGCGGATATGCTGAAAAAGGGAATCCGAGTCATTCTAATGTTAAATTTGAACTCAATTCTTTTAATGGTAACGCAACTTTTGCAGGGAAAATTACTCAAAACAATGCCGACATCGCAGAATTATTCGAGTCTCAAAGTGGCCTTGCTATTGATTTAGGGACAATCGTTACACTGGATGACGATAAGATTAGAAAAGCTCAACCTAGCGATGTGCCGATAGGTGTGATCTCTGGAACTGCAGCATTAGTTGCTAATGAAAAAACGTACCATCACAAAGATAAATTTTTGAAGAATGAGTATGGAGTGACTATTACTGAACGTAAACAAATCGAAAATATAGATGATAACGGGGAGAGTTATTTTGAATGGCGAGACATACCTGTAGAGAATCCAGAGTATGACTCTGAAATAGATTATGTATCTCGTTCGGATCGTCCTGAATGGAATACTGTTGGGTTACTCGGTCAAATCTATACTAATGTTGAAAAAGATGTTGTAGCAGGCGATTACATCAATGGGCGTGCTGGTATCGGTTTTAAAGATAACTTAAATGGTAAAGGACGAGTAATGAAGATTACATCAGAATACAGTGAAGAACGTGGTTGTGCAATAGCTTTAGTATTGTGGGGTGTTAAATAATGGAATTAGAAAAAGTAGGTAAACTTGATTTAAACGAAGAACCATATTTACAACCGATATCTAATAGAGGTATCGGTTTTTATAATCTCGATAAAAACACTGCTAAATTTCAATTTGTAGTACAAAAAGACAACAAACCTTTGTTAATCAGCGATAAGAACGTTAAAGGTTATGCTTTCTTTAAAGCCACGAATGGAACAGAAGAAAAACGACCTAGTACATCAGGCGTATTAGACGTAGAATTCATTGATCCAATGAAAGGATTAATAGGTGTTACGGTGCCTCAATGGTTTCTGAAAAACGTTGTCGATTCTGAAGTATTGGGCGAAATTTATTTATCACTCAATGATGTGAATAACGTAGGAAAAGACGACACTGTTGTATTAGGTACTTTTAAATTCACGGTACGTGACAGTCTTATCAATCAAATCGAAAGTGATATCAAAGTATCTTACATTCGTATGTTTGACGACTTGCGCGCAGAATTAGAAAAGAAAGTGCAACAACTCAAACAAGATATAAGCGATACACAAACGCTTATTGAATCTATTAAGCAAACAGCTGAAGAATACCTCATTAAAATAAACAAGGCTCAAGCAGACGCTATTGTTTCGATTACAGACGCATTAATGTCATCTAATGAAAGTATTGACTTAGAGAGAGAAGAAGCTTTAAGACAAATAGACGCTAAACGTGACGCTATCAAAACAGATTATGATTTAGCTTCAGATACATTCCGAAAAACTTATGATAGCAATGTAGATGCTTTTAATTCAAATGTTAATCAAGCTAACACAACAATTGACGAAAAACTACAAACATTTAATGAAACTCTTGAAAGAGACGGCTTTACTACCCCTGAATATGTAGAAAGTAAGTTTGCAGAGAAGAATTGGCAAAAATACAAACTGACTAATGATGACGGAACTAATTTTTTTGATGTCAACCTACAAATAGATTTTAATAACAACGATCAATTAATGTCATTACCAATAGGAACGAGATATGTTGTTCTCACTTTAAATAATCCAAGTGGAACTAATAATAATGGTTGGTTAACAAAGTACAAAAGAAATGAAGATGCTGTTCTAATACAATATCAACCTTACAATTCAACCGTAATTTATCAAAAAAGATTTTATAAGAGTTGGAGTGAATGGGAACGTGTCGGTTCAGATATTGTAGATACTGGTTGGATTGATTTACAACTAGTGAACGGAGCCATAGATCAAGGTGCTTATACAACTTCCGGAGGGTTTAAAAGTAGTTATCGAGTAATAACTCAAGATACAGTTAAGAAAGTGATTGTTAGAGTTAATGCAAAAGGTTTAACCCACGGTCAAACTGTAGCAATCTTACCTAAATATTTGATAACGAACCCTCAGAGTAAAGTGCCTAGAACACCTTTAAATAAACCAGGAGCTTTTTTAACTTTTTATCCAGATGGAAATATTAACTTTTTACTAACCTCTTCTGTAACAACAGAATGGAACAATGATGATTATGCATACGGAGAATTTGAATTATATATTTAGGAGTGATGAGATGAAGATTGTATATTTGTGGAAAGATGGGCAACCAGTCTTAGTCTACAAAAACGAAGAGGGTGAATATGTCTATCCTGATGAAAAGTGGACTGAGGACAAACCTCCGCAAGGTATCATCTTACCTTGCTATTATGACGGTAAACAATGGGTTGGACAAACCCAAGATGAGCTAGAAAAGATGTTACCCGAAGTGGAAATTCCTGTTGATGACAAAGATATTGCTATAGCTAAATTAACGAGCTTAGTTGTCGATTTACAAGAAGAAGTTATGAGTTTGAAACAGAACATCGCACTAATAACTGAAGAACAAGCAAATCAAAAATTGGGGGGAGCATAATATGGACAAAGTAGTAATCGATTTATATAAGAAGAAATTATACACTGACGAAACTTTCAAAAAGTTTGTTAGAGTTGGTTGGATTACTCCGGAACAATTTAAAGAAACTACAGGTAAAGATTACGAACCACAAGTTAAATAGCTTGTGGTTTTTATTATAAGCAAAGTAGGTGTTTATATGACAGAAAGTAGCCAAAGAGGGGATTACGAAAGACGTATAAAAAGATTGGAAGATAACGACGAAAAAATCTTCAACTCTTTGGAACAGATAAAAGACGGACAACACAATCAAAATTTAATTAATCAAAAAATGAATTTCACTTTGGACTCTATCAACAGAGAGAGAGAGTTAGAATCTCAAAACAAAAAAGAAAATCAAAAAAACATCAAAGACATTAAAATGTGGGTTTTAGGGTTGGTTGGCACTATAGCTGGTTCTTTAATCGTAGCGGTATTAAGAATGTTTTTCGGTGTTTAAAGGAGGTGAGTTACCATGTTCGGATTATTTTTAGGTGCAAGTTTTTGGGAATGTTTCTGGTTTGGTAAATGTAAATAATTAATAAACAAAGCCGGCTTTTTAGTCGGCTTTTTATTATCCAGAAATGAGGTGAATATATGGGATTACCTAGTCCTAAAAGAAGAAAACCCACTGCTTCGGAAGTTGCAGCATGGGCAAAAAGAATGATTGGCAGAAGAGTTGATGTAGATGGTTATTATGGCGCCCAGTGTTGAATCTAGCACCTTTGATGAGTAATCATCATAGCAAACTCCTCTAATTCATGGGAACCCTAAACAAGTTATGTTGTAGGCAATCATGAGCGAAGCCTATAAATAGGAACGTGCAACGACTAGTCGAAAGACGTACACTCAAGCGAGTGGAAACGGGGAGCAACCTAATAGGTTGATGATATAGTCTGAACATTCATAGAAATATGAAGAAGGTGACAAGTGGCGATTGTCATCGTAACAAAATTGTGGGATTTACCAAACTACATTTTCAATAGATATTGGCATTTCAAAACAACAGGAAATGCGATTGCTATGGCGTGGTATAGATATCCTAAAGGGTTCAAATTCTATAGGAATACTAGAAACTTTGTTCCGAAACCCGGAGATATGGCTGTATGGGGTACAGGTTCTTTTAATAATGGCACAGGACATACAGCTGTTGTAGTAGGTCCATCTAACAAGAGTTACTTCACCAGTGTGGATCAAAATTGGCGAAATGCAAACGGTTATACCGGTTCTCCCGGTTCGTTAGAAAAACACACATACTATGGTATAAGTGGGTTCGTCAGACCTCCCTACCACGCAGAAACTAAGAAACCATCGAAACCAAGTAGTACACCGTCCAAACCCTCTAATGAAAACACTCCTAAAAACACAAAAGAACAAACGAAACCTATAACTAAAGAGGTTACCAAAGTTTCCTATACATCGTTCGCATATGATTTAGACGATGATTTGGAATATATTTATCATTATATGGTTGAAGGTCAAAAGTTAATAGGGAAAGTAAAAGGTATATATATCAAAGAGAGTACACATATGCGTTCTGTAGAAGAATTATATTTACAACGTAACAAATATGTGGATGAAGATGAATACCCTCATGTATATATAGACCGCGAGCGTGTATGGACACCTAGACCTGATTCAGAAGAAGCGCCAGAACATCCAGGTTGGCTTGTTATGGAAGTTTGTGGAGGACAAACAGAGAGTAAAAGGCAATTCATGCTCAATCAAATCAGAGCGTTAATCTACGGCGTTTGGTTGCTAAGTTGGAGTAAGGTAAAACTTTCTGAATCGTCAATCAAAGCAGATCCTAACATATGGCGTTCTATGAAAGATTTAATCAATTACGACTTAATCAAAAATGGCATTCCTGATGAAAGCAAATATAAAGAAGTCGAGAAGAAAATTATCGGTTTATATTTGAAAAGAGATAAATTACTTACAGAAACAATTACTACAACAACTACAAAGACAACGATAAAAATTAAACCTAAAACTTCGGTCGACAATCCTTCACAGAACGATAAATCTACAAACAAAAAGACAAATAGAACTTCAAATAAACCTCGTGTAGTTGTAGAGAAAAGTAAATATACTTTCCAACAAGCGCTTAATGCACAAATGGCTCATGGCATGCCTCAAAAATCTTATAGTTGGGGTTGGGGTAATGCTTCTAGGTCACAAACGAGTAAGTATATGAATCCTAACACTATATGGAATAGTTCAACTCAACGCTATCAAATGCTAGATTTAGGAAAATATCAAGGTATACCAGTAAGTAAGTTGAATAAGATACTTAAAGGTAAAGGTACTTTATCCGGTCAAGGTAAAGCTTTTGCAGACGGTTGTAAGAAGTACAATGTAAATGAAATCTACTTAATTGCTCACGCTTTCTTAGAAAGTGGATATGGCCGTAGTAACTTTGCTAGTGGACGTTATGGTATCTATAACTACTTTGGTATTGCAGCATATGATAACAACCCTAACGCTTCTATAACTTACGCTAAACGCCAAGGCTGGACGAGTCCACGTAATGGCATTATAGGTGGAGCTAAGTTCGTTAGAAAACAATACTTTAACAAAGGTAAGAATACCTTATATAGAATGCGTTGGAACCCTAAAAACCCTGGTTACATGCAATATGCTACTGCGATTGAATGGTGTAACTTCCAAGCTACAACTATTAGTAGCTTATACAAAAAAGTAGGATTAAAAGGTATGTACTACATTCGAGATAAATATAGATAAATAATTAGTGAATTTTGATTTCAGATCTAATCGATAGTGGTTAGGTCTTTTTATTTTACTTAAAAAGGAGATATGAGTATGAGAACAGACGTAGGTTCAATTGTAAGAACAATCGTATTTATTTTAGCTTGGGTTAACCAATTTTTAGCTACTAAAAACATTTCGCCTATTCCAGTAGATGAAGTGACTATTAGTTCTATTATTACTGGCGCAGTTTCCCTGTGGACATGGTGGAAAAATAATAATTTCTCTCACGCGGCACAAAAAGGACAACAAAAATTGCATGAAGTTAAAGCTGGAACAGACTCAACAGGCGGAGCACCTCAAATGAACGGAGATGATTTCTAATGACATCTGTTAGAACATATAAACAATCAATTGCATATTTAAAAAGTTTAGAGGGCAAAGCGTTAAACCCTGACGGTGCTTATGGTTTCCAATGTTTCGACGTAGCTAACCAATATTGGCTTTATTTATTCGGTCATACTTTAAAAGGTGTGGGTGCTGCAGACATTCCGACATGGAACAATTTTACAGGAGAAGCTACTGTTTATGAGAATACACTATCATTTTTAGCTAAGCCTGGAGATGTTGTAATATTCAATAGAAAT